TGCGCTACAGGTTTTAAGAACTGTATAAATCTAGCCAACGGGATTTTACCCCCGACGCTAGCTGGTATTGCTGATTCATTCGAAGCTGGCTGGGAATCTGCAGGCTTACCTCCAAGGAGACCGCCTGCTATATTCCCAATAAGCTTCGGAACTGTACTCACTAAGCCCGAGAGCACAGGACCGCCAACTGACGACAAAGCAGAAGTAGCAATGCTAAGTAAGGATGATAACCCAAACATTCGCAACGCCACCTCATCAGACAGATCGTCCGGCAAACACACATGGGCTAAGGATGCGGCGACACCGGTCGGCAATCGGGTATGTATAACATACTCCCCGATTGTTGGACCAAGGTCGCCATCATGTTCTTCCATAGGCATCACATGAGCAAACCGTTCGAACTTTTGATTTATCGTCGTTTCATCGGTCCCGGGATCCGAGACATCTTGAATAACTGACAAATTCAGAGGAACAGCCACTGTAGTCCCAGGTGTCAGGTTTCCCTGCCACACGCGAATCCAGTAATGATCCTGATCAATGTCATCGTCCTGATAGTAAGTGTCAAATGCACCTTCTTCTGGCTTACCTCCTGCTTCTGGAGCCAAATGAGGGTCATCATCACTCTCCTGAACTACCACACTTAGATCACGAGCCAACTCAGCAAAGGCACTAGTCCCTCGCGGTTTTGGCTTAATCGGTGTATGAAACGTGGCATGTCCAGGTCGGGCAAATACATTAACCTTGACCTCGGCTATATCCGCTGTTCTGTTAAACGCAATAGGGCGATAGCGAACTACCACCCCCGCTTCATTAGTTCTCACAACCGGTGTGTTCCAGTGTCTTGGTCTAACAGGGTTCGCAATTACGTTAGTCATAACTGGGAACTCTACTCGACCACCGAAATCCACGTGGTAGCGTGTTGAAGCACCGCGAGTACTATCCTTAAACTCCAGCATTCCCGAGATCTGCGGAGGTCTCGTTATAACTATCTGGAGTTGCAGTCCTGTAAGGTAACCCATACTCTGACTTCCACCTTGCCAAAGATTTCGCTTCCACGCTAAATTGAAGCTCTCTCCACGGGCTGTGAATGTGTATGGGTCTATCGTGATGGATGACCAGGTAAGCGTTGCAGCTTCACCTGCTGTTATTCTCGTCACTGGCGTAAATCTAGCATTTATAGCACCAGTCTGGTTTCTCTTTGTTTGCGCTTTACCTGCACCAGGTTTTGGTTCCTGTGGCAATGGGGCATCTTTCTGTGGTGTTAACTCTACAACATTAGCGGCTTTGGTGTCTACCAAAGTAGTCGCTCCCTCAGCTTGGACCTCTGTATTTTGTACGTCCGTCATTCTGAAG